GCGTCGGCGGCGGCGAGCGCGACGGTGATGGAGTTGCCCGCGGTCCCGGCCGTCTTGGCGAGGAAGGTCAGGTCGTTATTCGCGCCGGCCAGCGCGGTAGTCAGAACCGCGGCCACTGCCGGCGCGCCGCCGCTCGGGGTGGAAGAGCCGAGGGCGCCGAGCAGGAGCAGGCCGATGGACTTCTCGAAGGCGCGCGTCGTGAACTTGGCACCGTTCGCGATCTTGCTGCGGTATGCGCCCGCCGCGGCGATGTAGGCGCTGGTGAGCTTGTCCGGTTCCTGCGTGATGTCGACAGTGAGGGCGCCGCCGGCGAGGCCGAAGGCGAAGTACGGGTTGGCGGCAATCGCGCCCTTCCCGCTCTGCTTGGCGATGCCGAAGACATCCTTGCCGATCTGCAGTCCCATGGCCCAGGCCTCCTGATTGGTCGCTACCCGTCCATCCTCGCGACGCCGTCACCCGCGAGGGCGGTCAGGAGAGAACGGCGGTGGTCTGGTATGCGACCTTGAGCACGAGGCCATACTGGCGGCTGTGTTCGTCGGGGGCCGCCTCGGCTCCCGAGACGGCCGACACGTGCGCCTCCTGCACGGCTCCGCCGAGCGTCGCGTCGACGCTCACAGCGTTCTCGACGATCTTCGCGATCGCCAAGGCGCGGTCTCGGACGGTGACCATGTCCGCGGCGCTCCACACGACGCTGACGCGCACCTCCACCTCGCCGAGCTCGTCGCGCTGCAGGCCTCCCGAGACGACGCGCGGCATGGCCACGTCGAAATCGCCGCTGATCCAGATGTGTTCGGAGAGGAGGCCTCCGGCGGGGTAGCCCACAGAGAATGGCGTCGACTCGCCGGAGGCCGCGAGCTGCGTCGCGATCGCCGTGGCCAGCGCGTCCTGGACGGCGGCCGCCTTGACCGTGAAGCCCTTGCGAGTGTTCGTCATGCGACCCGCGGGCGGCGGCGCCCGAAGTCGGTAATCACGGCGTCGACCTCGGGGATGCCGGTGGGCCTGTCGGGGCCCGCCACGCTGACGCGAAAGAAGCCCACGTCTGTAGCCTCGACGGTGGCGCGAGAGGAGAGCGCGCTGCGCACGAGGTACTCACGGGCGAGGAGCATGGCAGCCTGCACGACCGGCGCGTCCGGGTAGTCGAGGCCGTGCTCGTAGAAGACTTCGACGACGGCGCCGCTCTCAAAGTCGTAGGCGTCGCCGCGCGTCACGCGGCCCCACTCGCGCACGTCGAGGGCTGCGAGCTCGTCGGCAGTGAATGCCGTGCCGTCCACCGTGAGGCTGGTCACGCCGCGCACGGCGTTGTCGGGCAGGCACAGGGTGTCTGAGTCGTTGCCGGCCAGCACCACGCGGCGGGCGCGCGGCACGAAGGCCACGCGGCAGGCCTTCTCCAGGCGTTGTTCGGCGGCCGTGCGCGCCGCGCGCATCTTGGCGTCGGGGTAGGTGGTGGCGCTGGCGAAGGCGGCGTCGAAGGCGCGCATCTCGGCGACCTCGAAAAGGTAGCCTCCGCAGACCTCGACGATGGACTGCCATTCCTTGGCGGCCGCCGACTTCATGCCCGTCCACGTGCAGGTGTAGGTGTCGAGAGCAGCGAGCACGGCGTGGTCGGCCACGTAGGTGATGCCGCTCGCCTTGCCCGTGGCCGGCGTCGCGGCGAGGACGGACGCGGCGGCGCCGTTCTTGACGGCAACCGTCCAGGGAGTCGTCGAGGTGAACAGGGCGCCCGCCTCGTCGGGGGTCGCCACCTCGAGGGCGTAGGTGCCACTGGTGACGAGACGCAGGCGCTCCACGTCAGGGCCTCACTTCTGGCGCTTTGCCGGCCGAGGAGTCTCCGCCGTCGGCTTGTGCACGGCGGCGAGCAGCTCGACGTGACCGTCTGCGATCCACATGACGGCCAGCTCGTCGGGCAGTTCGGCCGTCTCGCCGGGTTCGCCGGAGAAGGTCTCGACGTTGCCCGGGCCGGATGCCCTCTGCACGGCGCTGCGCATGATGTAGCGAACGCGCTTCATGGTCAGGCCGTGCCCTCAGCGGGGCTCTCGTGGCGCTCGTAGGTGACCTTGTCGGTCACGGTCGGCGTGGTCGGCCGGTTGCGGGCGCCGTACTGGATGTAGGTGGCGGTCTCGACGGTATTGTTTGAGGCGTCCTTGTCGACGACGAGGCGCACATACCGCTTGGTGGGCTCGTAGAGGTCGATGATGAACATCTGGTCGTCGTCGTCGTCGACGACCGCGATCGCTGTGCCGAGCAGGTCTGCGGCGCCGCCCATGCCCACGGCGCTGTCCTGCTGCGCCTTGATCGAGGTGACGGCGCCGGTGGCGATCGCGCCGAACTTCACGCACATGAGGACGCCGCGGTAGCCCATCATGTCGAGAATCGCACCGTTGCGGTCGGCAGAGGCGGCCCCGGCGATGGGGAGCGCCTCGGTGAACTTGAACTCGGTGATGCCCTTGGGAATGCCCACAGTGGCCTCCTGGTCGTGATGGCGGGGTCTGTGGGTCTATCGTGGGGTGGGCGTCACCCGAGAGGCGGGAACGCAAGAGGGCGGCCCGTCGGCCGCCCTCTTGCCGTGCTTCCTCAGGCCTTGGCTCAGGAGTTGTTGCTCTTCAAGAGCTTGCACGCCTGGTAGTCCCACGCGCACCCGCCGAGGCGGGCGAGCGAGTAGAACCGAATCTTGGGCGGCGCCGTGTAGGGGTCGCGCAGGATCGTCGTGTTGCGATGGATCCCCACCGCATACGCCGAGGCGATGTCCGCCAGGGCGATGGGGTGGCCGCTCGCGCCGATGGCCGGAGCCGAGTCGGACTCGAGGACGGGCTTGCCGTAGATGCTCCACACGCCATTGCCGTCCACCGTGCACAGCGGCACGTTGGCGTTGCTCGGCAGGGCGAATGCGGTCGCGACGGCGAGGGTGCCCGGAGCCATGATCCACTTCGCGCGGCTGCGGTACTTGACCGGCAGCGCGAAGTACAGCGTGATGAAGTTGCTGTTGAGGATGGCCGCGCTCGACGCGCTCTGAATGACCGTGTAGGCGCTGGTCTCGGCAAACAGGCCCTTGATCTTGGTGGAGCCGTTGCCGGCCACGGCGTCGGCGCCGGCCTGCTCCATGACGTCTTCGTACATCCAGCCCATGAGCTGCTGCTCGGCACCGGCCACGCTATCGAGGTACTGCTGCGTGGCACGCTGGTCCGAGTAGTAGTCGTAGCAGATGAGGCTTGGGCTGGTGAACGTCGTCGCGTTCTGCTCCGAGCGGGCACCGGCCTCGGTCGCGTTGGCGACGACGCCGTGGGCGCTCTTGTACGGCAGGAGCAGGGTCGTGTCGCCGGTCATGTTGAAGACGGTCGCGTTGCCGAAGATCGGGTCGTTCTTGCGGATCAGCTCGATCAGAGCGGCGTGCTCGGGCTCGGGCACGATGAAGCCGCCGTTGGCGTCAGTGGTCGACATGGAGGCGTCGCGGATCGTGCCGGTCCTGAGGTAGTCGTAGAACGCCTGACGTGCGGCGTCCTTCGGGTCGATGGCCGGCTCGCCGACGATCGGCGCGGTGCCGCGGGCGATGGAGGCGCGCAGCTCGACGAGCTCGGCCTCCTTGACCTTGCCGGCCGCATCCTCGAGCGCGTGGATCTGGCCCATGAGGGACATGATCTCGTCGCGCTCGTCGGGCGTCCGGTCTTCCTTTGCGGTCAGCTCGGTGACGCGACGCTGAAGACGCTCGGCATCGGCCTCCAACTGCCGGTAGTCGAAGTAGCCCATGGGGCTACCTCCCTTCTCTTCGGAGACTGCGGAAGTACCCGGGCGAGTGCACCTGATCCCGGACCAGCGGTTCCTTTACGTACTGCGCGCCTTCGGGTCCGTAACCCACCTCGGCGGTGCCTTCTGTGGTGACGCGGGCGAGGGCATCCGGAACGTGCCGGTAGCCCAGACTCTTGAAGTCGAAGCGCGAGAGCGCCGCGGCCTTGACCGGCGCGGCCACGCTGTCTGCGTAGCCCGCGGCCTCCGCCTCGGCGGCCGTGTACCAGGTCTCGGCGGCCATGGCCTCGAGGATCGCCTCGGGGGCCAGGCCGGTCTTGCGCTCGTACACGCCGAGGATGGTGCCCTTGACCTTGTCGAGCACCTCGGCCATCTGCCGCATGTCGGCGCTCGTTCCCATAGCCATGCCATAGGGGTCGTGGATCATGAACAGCGCGTTGGCCGCCATCTCCACGGTGTCTCCGGCGAGCGCGACCACGCTGGCGATGGAGGCGGCGAGGCCCTCTACGTGACTCGTGACTCTCGCCGGGTGCCGCTGGATCGCGTTGTAGATCGCCTGACCGTCGAAGACGCTGCCGCCTGGGGAGTTGATGTGCAAGGCGATGTGGTCGACCTGCAGAGCCGCGAGGTCCTCGACGAACTGCTTCGCCGTGAGGCCCTCGCCCCAGATGTTCCCGCCGATCTCCTCATAGATCCAGATGTCGGCGGAGCCGCCGCTCGCAGCCTTGATCTCGTACCACTGACGTTCTGTCTTGCCTGTCTTCATGGCCGCCTTCTCCTCACGGGAGTGGTCACGGTCCATCATGTGAGGGCTGTCACCCACGCTACTTCTCCAGCTCTGCGTGGCTGCCGAGCGTGTCACACTCGATGTGCGCGTCAACGAACAGCAGGCCGCACTTGTTCTGACCGGCGTTGTAGGTGTCGGCGGCGTTGCTGGAGTTGCGGAAGAGGCGACCCATGAGGATGGAGCTGAGCCCGTCGGCCCCGGCGCCCGGCGTGATGTGCGCGAACTCGGAGAGGTAGTGCTGCCAGGCGACGACGTTGGCCTCGGCAGGGAGCTTTTCGACCGTGTAGATGGTCGTGGTGTCCGGGTAGACGACGCCGATCTTGGCCCATGCGTACTCAAGGCCCCAGCGCGGCGCGGCGTCGGTGTCGTTGACGGTGCCGACCCAATGCACGTGCATCTCGATGTCGGTGCCGAGCTTCCAGGCGTGCGGCATCTGCATGGCAAAGAAGACTTCTTTCTCGTTCTCTGCGGCCACGTCATCGAACGAGTAGGCATAGATGCCGCGACTCGTGCCGGCGAGGTCGTCCATGTATTTCTCGAAGGCCGGGGCGTTGTTGCCCTGCGTGCGTGCGTTCGGCGCCACGCGGAGGTCTTCCCAGTAGGTGGCGGCGCCGTGCAGGACGAGCGTGCCGTCGGCCTCGAACTCGGCGTAGTCGGTGCCGCCGGCGATGGGATGGTGGTGGTCACGCAGGCCGGGGACGATGAGGCTCATCTCAGCTCCCCTTCATCTGCGACGCGGACACAACGGCCGAGGTGCCGCCCGTACGGATGAACTTCGCGGCGACGGCCATGGCCTTGCTCCACACGCCGGAGTCGCCGATGTTCACGAGATGCCCGTTGGTCGTGGTCGGCGCCGAGTTGTCGAAGGTCACGCGGCAGGGCGCCGTCTCGTTCGTCCAGAAGACGTGCGTGGTGTCGGCGTGGAGGGCGCCGAACTTGACGCCGCCGCTGGTCGCATCCACGGTGAGCGCCTGGTCCGCCTCGGTCGCGTTCGGCACGAGGTTGTGAGGCTCGCGACCGAGCAGCGTGACCAGCATGTCGAGGACCGCGTTGTCGGTCGACGACAGTTCCGCCGTCACCACGTCGGCGTTCGTGAGAGCGCGGACGGCGGGGCCGGCGAGCACCTTCACGTCGAGGCCGTTGCGATCCGCGTCGATGGCGGAGACGGTCGGCTGCGCCGTGACCGTCGTGCCCTTGGCCGCGCCCGCGATGGCGGTGACGCTCGTGGGGTCCGTGATCGTGTGGCCGATCATCGCCGTGCCGGCGCCGAGCTTGCCGATCTCGGCGGTGCCGGCGCCGAGATCGGCAAGC